GTTTAGTGTTAATCAAGTTGTTAATCTCAACGTAATGCACAATTGTTAAACGCACAAAAGGATTGAAAGAACTGCATAAACTACCACAATCGCAATGACTTCCCAAACAAAAGCAGCAATCACAATCGCTGCAAATTCTGTCGATACTGACAGACAATCTAAAATCTTTAACATTTTGCACCCCCTCGTTAAGTGTTTGCGTTGTTGTTAATCTAAAGATACTACAGCTTGTTTATCATGTCAAGGGAAATAATCAAAATAATGTAAAATAAATATAGGCTGTATAGACAACTGAACAATAATCCTTGACATCTATACAATTATATGTATACGATAATGCATCGTTCCACCTTGACCCCCTCACCGCGGCCGGTGGCCCTGCATAGCTCAAGGGTTTTGTCAGGTCACCGGCCTTTACAAAAGGGATTTAAACACTTGAACCCACTACACAAAATAGAATTATACGGCCCTGGTGACACAAGAATGAACCAGCTATTCCAGAAGGCCCGTAAAAAGAAATATAAACCCAAATTAAAGAAACCGTTTAAACCAGCCACCAGGCGGAGACCCAGGAATGATAATTAGGGTTAAAAAAGACAAAGACAACCCATATGTCATGATAAACAAGGATGTCATCAACGATGATTCTTTATCCTGGAAAGCTAAAGGAATCCTGATTTACCTCCTCTCAAAACCCGATGACTGGCAAGTCTATCAAATAGACATAGCAAACCACAGTAAAGACGGTATCGACTCAATCCGCTCAGGCATACAAGAGCTAATATCACAAGGATACATAATCAGAACCCAGGAAAGACAAAAAAAAGGCCAATTCAGTCAATATGTCTACCAGGTAAGAGAAAAACCAATAAAATCAACACTCCCAACCGAAACGGGATTTTCCAATGTCGGTAAACCCGATTTCGGTAAATCCAACCCTACTAATAATAAAGAAACTAATAATAAAAGTACTAATATATACTCCATTTCCAAATAAAAGCTAAAACCATGGCAACTAAAAAAACCAAACTATACAAAGGTCTCAAAGGAAAACTACTCCTATGGCTTGCCGCATACCTCGACGAATCCAACCCAAATACCTTCTTTAACCAAACAGGCGCCGCACGTGCAGCACGGTATAAATACAGCACAGAAGGAGGCCTTAGAGCCGTAGGTGCTCAAAACTACGCTAAACTACGCGAACGCATTGAAGCCTGGTTGGACGAACATGGACTCAGCGAAGCCCGTCTAAAAAAGAAACTTTTTTCACTTACTGAAGCAAAAGAAACAAAATTCTTTGCACATCAAGGCAAAATAGAAGATACGGCTGAAGTTGAATCCCTTGGAATACAAATAAAAGCGCTTGATATGGCGCTAAAAGTAAAAGGAATGTACGCACCCGAGAAAGTCGAACATTCCGGACTCGACAAACTGGCCGAAAGACTGGACCGTGCTCGACAACGGGGGACCAAAGGTGATTCGTGAAAGACTGCGGCAAAATACTGAGCATGAAGGAACTGTTTGACGTGGTTGACCAAGGGTTGAAGAGATGCGATGAAAGCAGTGCTTACGATGAAATTCCTCAGGATAATGCAAACCAGCTATCGAGCGTTTATCTTTTCCACGCTGTCCGCTTGTTGTGTCAAATCAATTTGCAGCTTGTAGAATTACGAAGGTTGAGCGGCGCAGAAGAAAATGACATTGATTGTAAAGTAATATGTATAAAGTGAGGAATGATGAGTCAAGAAAAGATTGAACTATATGGTTTCGATGAGCGGGATTTAACATACGCTAAGTTGCATAACGAGTTCGAAAACAAATTAATGGAGGCGATGACCATACAATCAGAATACAATATTAATCGGGTTATGCTGTTAATGTCCTTCCTAAATGATAATATGGTAAATATAGCTTTAAATCATAAAAAATAGATAATCCGGACTGATCCCCTGGATTAACAGCAACAACCAAGGCCATGCGGGGCCGCTTCCCCGTGTGGTCTTTTTTGTTGCGATAAGGAAAATATGGCACAACCCCAAAGAGACATAGAAAAAGAACTGCAAGAGGACATTGCCAGCTTCGCAGATGATCCTTATGGGTTTGTCATGTACGCCTATCCATGGGGAGAAGAAGGGACATTATTGGCCAACGAAACAGGACCAGACGCTTGGCAAACTAAAGTCCTTAAAGACCTGGGCCATGCCCTCACCCACGGATACGTTATAAACAATGGAGCCCGGATTGACTGCGATATGGGTATTTTTATTGCTGTAGCATCCGGCCACGGGATCGGCAAGTCTGCGTTAATGGCCATGATCGATCAATGGTTCATATCTACGCATCCATATCAACAAGGAGTAACGACCGCAAACACCTTTGAGCAGCTGACTGGCAAAACATGGCGCGAACAAGGGAAGTGGCACAAACTGTTGATCAATCAGCATTGGTTTAAATGGACTGCCACAAAGCTCGCATTTCGAGGCGATCCAGGGCTGTGGGTATCCAGAGCAGTTCCATGGTCAGATCGTAACCCTGAGGCATTCGCGGGCACCCACGAACGATTTGTAATAGTTAAATATGACGAAGCCAGCTCCATAGTTGACATCATATGGGAAACGACCGAAGGGGCAATGACGGAATCAGATGGGATTAAAATCTGGATCGTGTTCGGCAATCCCACTCTAAACCAAGGGCGTTTTACCTGGTGCTTCGGCAAAGATAGATCCCGCTGGATTAATTACAATGTGGATTCAAGGGATTCGCAGCGGACAGATAAAAAGCTGATCGAGCATTGGGCGAAACTTTATGGAGATGATTCTGACTTTTTTCGTGTGCGTGTCAAGGGCCAATTCCCCCGGGCTGGCACGGCTCAGTTTATACCTGGCGATATAGTTGCGGCGGCAGCGGCCCGGGAGCTTCATCCTTCCACATTTGACAGACTCCCAAAGATACTAGGCATCGACATTGCAAGGTTTGGAGACGACCAGAGTGTTTTTATAACGCGTCAAGGGTTGTCAGCTTATGACCTCAAAAAGCACCGGGAACAAGATTCCGTAACCATGGCCGGGTTAATTGCCCAGGAGATCAACCGCGTACGCCCCGATGCTACGTTCCTGGACATGGGCAACATAGGTGCGGCGATATACGACATCCTGATTAAATGGGGTTATAAGGTTACCGGGGTTTGGTTTGGTGGGGAGGCCGATGACGATGTTGTATATTTCAACAAACGTGCGGAAATGTGGGGTGGGTGCAAAGACTGGCTCAAAGCAGGTGGTTCAATACCCGATGACACTGAAATTAAGGACGATCTAACAGGCCCACAGTATGGATTTACTCCAAAGGAGCAGATCCAGATAGAGGCCAAAAAGGACATGAAATCACGAGGACTCGCGTCTTCTGACTGTGCTGATGCTTTAAATATTACATTTGCTTATCCAGTGGGATTTAGCGATGAGCAGATTGGCAATCCCAGGCAAGATGACCTGCCCAAGGATGAGGATTACCACGTATTCAGGGGAGTAAGAGAACGGAAGCTAAAACAGGCCCGCAGACGCCGGCCTATAGGACGATAAACCATTTAAAAGGAGGGTATCATGAACAAGGTAAGACGTTTAATAGTTTTTGTGTTGCTATTGTTGGCAACGATCGGCGTAGCGTGGGCGGGGTATCAAGAGACACCGTATAAAACCGAGGGGAGTTATCTGGGTAACTCGACTTATCCCTACGCAACGGCAAACATAAACACGCTGACGGTAAATACATCGCTGCTGTTTGACATTACCAGAACCAAGACGATGAGCTTGGCATCATTTTATTCAACGGCATCCGATACATTTCTTACAGATTCTACAGAACCTAACGTGGCGCTTTTAGATGCTGTCCCAGGGATTGTATACGCATCCAGCGCCGAAGTTACTTCTATTATGCGGAGTTTTCCCCTTGATGCCGACTATTCCGGAGCTTTGAAATTTCATGCCATGGTGTCGAGTTCCACATCGACAACTGACGGCATGAGTTTGGACTGGGGTATTTACGTTAATGAGGATGATACTACATTTGATACCTCTCTCATACCTCAAGCATCTGGGTCTATTTCCACCCCTTGCAATGGGAGCAATGAAGTAATGACGCTGACCCTTGATGCAACGGGTCTTGCTGCCATTAGTGCCGGAGATTTGATTACCTTTGCACTGTGGAACTCCGATACTCGCCCGGGTAAGGTTAATACTACCGAGATAAAGGGTGTTTGGAGGAGCTATACAGCAACGCATTAACATAACTGTGTGTTTAGCGTCCCTGCTTTTGTTTGCGTTGATATATCGTTTCCCTGCGATGAAAGGCGAGGTCAGGTTATCTCTTGAAATTATATTTGAGATAGCCATTAGTCTATCACTCGCGGTTGTTCTTTGGCAACGTGCCAACAAATGGGTTGCATGTTTTTTTATATTGGCAACTGTTTCGATGTTTTGGCCGCAGTTCGGAAGGGCTTCACGATCCGCTCATAGATTGTTGATGCTAGGTGTTCTTTGGTATTTGATTGTTGTTGTTTCGGTTGATAAAGCAGGGTGTGTTCATTTATTGAACGCTATATGTGCAGCTATGCTTTTAAATCTTGGGGTTCAGGTTGCTCAATATGCAGGTGGAGCGGGAATTTTCCGATGTCCACAACCAATAGGGCTATATGCAAATCCGAACGAAACGGCGGCTTTTTATGTTATGGCATTGCCGGCATTTTTAAGGCCCGGGTGGTGTCCAGGATGGAAGAAGGTTTTATTCTTTCCATTGGTTGGCATTTATTTCTGCAATGCTGTGATGTCTTATGTGTGCCTATCAGTCCTGCTGATTGTGTGGTTGGTTTATATTGCCGATACGGATCCAGGGTGGAAGTCACCATTAGCTTTTTTGTGTGCAGAATTTCTTATTATTGGCATGTTGGCTTATTTGTTGTTTGTGCCAATAGAAACGCTTTTGCTTCGGGTCAAGGTTTGGGTGTTAGCATCTGGATACATCGAGCAGCATTGGTTCAGGGGGGCAGGTTTGGGGCATTGGAAGATATTGTTTTTAAAGCCGGTTCCTTTTGATGGTGCCAGGTGGGTAACGGCTCACAATGATTATCTTCAAATTTGGTTGGAGATGGGTATAATGTCTTTGGTTTTGATTGTCGGATACTTTATCGATGTAGTTAGGCGTACCAGGGGGTTCCCGAT